GTTGGTATAACAGAGAAAAACACCTTCTCCGCTGCCGAGCCAACGTAGTCCATCTGCATGTGTAAGGACATAGGTGCTGTCACCAAGTTGCGCAATTTCGTTCGCTCTCTCTTGATCAGGAGCTTGTACATGATGTCTTTGTTATCCGAGAGCTGCGATAATAGCTCTACCTTGGTCATGTTAGCAACCGTACTCGCCTTCGTCTTTTGTGTGTTCCGTATTCCTGGGAGCGTTGACGCACCTGAAGTCGCCCAAGAATCAGTGTTAGTGACCCACTCCTCCATCGTAGGTGCTTTATCGGGTCTGTTCACCTCCGCAGCCAATATGTCGAGACCCCGCTTTATCAAAACGTCTCGATCACTGCCTATTCTATCTTCAACTTTTTCTTTATAAACCCATGAGTCAACTTGCTTCTCGAATTCCTTAAGTACTTCTGGATGCTCGGGCTCGGCCCCAAACATGTTGTGGATGTCGCACAACTCCATATAGTACCCCGGAAAGAGTGAGTCCGCGTGGTGGAACGCGACCTCTTTAAGCATTTTGAGTGCTGCCATCAGCCTACCATTGTCCAATTTCTCCAATCCAAGGTCCAGCATCACATCTACAACTCTCTCACGTGTTGTGTCAGATAATGTGCTGAAATACACTCCTAGGATTGGTTTAATCTCAGAACGGCCTATAGGGGAGAAATCTGCATAACAAGAATCGGGACGATACTTCCTCTGCAGACCCTTAAGCCAATCAATGGTCCATGGTTTATAATCAAACTCACCTGCCGTTATCTCATGACGCAATGCCTGGTAGTCGTGCGCGGCTTGTGTCTCCGAGGGTAACCAAGAAAACTTTCTCAAGCGTCGCACGTACTCCAGAGCACGCGACCCCAGCCCAACGGGGAGTATAACGACTCGTTTAGACGCTTTCTCAGCGTCTAGGCGAAGGTAAAACCCGCTGCCATCTTGTTAATGAAGTCAAAATTGACACCATCTACGACAGACCGGGTCTGGGAGTCCAGAACACCCCTCGGGTGCTGAACACTCTCATGAGCTCTTAGAGTTCTAGGTCTCGGATCCTCCTCAAATGAGAGGTAAAACCGATGGTCTTTGAAATTGTGGTACAAAGAATACGTTGGCACGACTGCTTGAGTATACACCTTACCCCCTTTAGCGCAGCTAACGTCATACTGGTTGGCTATTCGGGCGAAGCCTATTGGTGTAAAGTCAGCTCCGTTGACGCTACACGTGACAGAACTTAACCATTCACCTTTGACCTGTCCTTCTGGGACGTAGGATGGTGCTGAGTCGAGTGATATATAGTGGCGCTCCGGGTCCGCGTGCTCGTGATCTAGGACATGTGGAATCTCACTCCCAGCCACCACTGCCCCGTAAGAGCGAGCAAATGATCTCTCATAAAGGGACAGAGGCAATCTATCAAGGCACACTCCGGGCTTGAGTAACTTAGATCGTTCTCTAACTCCCATATCCGCATAGCTGTGTATCATGGTAATCCCTTGCGCATCAAACCACCCATTCTGAGCTTTCGCGAAGGACAGTGATAATTGCCAGCATTGCTTCCCGAGTATGGTATCACGCCCACGAGTCGTCACCCCGAATACCGACGAACCAAAATCAGAACCTGTCGTGAGTGTCATGTTGCGGTCAAAATCCATGGTTAACATGTTGCAGATAGCATTTAGCTGTTTTCCGAATTCAG